TAGAAGTAGGGAATTTGTATTTATAGTTTGTAGTTTTGATAAATAAAAACTGTACTATGAAAAATCTAAATAAGCTGTCGTTATTAATACTGGTATTTGCCTGCCCTGTGTTTGTGTGGGCTCAGACCAAACGCTCACCCGAATTTAAAGAAAAATATACTTTAAAAGAAGTAGTTGTTCTTAGTCGTCATAATATCCGCTCTCCGTTGTCTGACAACGGGAGCGCTTTAGGAAAATTAACTCCTCACCAATGGACAAAGTGGAGTTCAGCTTCTAGTGAACTCACTTTGAGAGGAGGAGTTTTGGAAACAATGATGGGACAATTTTTCCGTAAATGGCTGGTTGATGAAGGATTATTTACTGAAAATTATGTACCGAGTGTGGATGAAGTAAACATCTACGCCAATAGTATGCAGCGCACAATTGCAACAGCGCAATACTTTTCTTCAGGATTTATGCCAGTAGCCAACCTGGCTATTCATCATCGATACACTCCGAGCAAGATGGATCCGGTATTTTTCCCTCGCCTGACAAAAGTAAGTGACTCCTTCTGTGCAGAAGCAATGTCTCAAATTGCAGCAATGGGAGGCAAAAACGGAATAAGAGGAATTAATGAGAAACTCGAAGACTCATACCAAATTCTGGCAGATGTTCTTGATCTGAAAGATTCACCTGCTTGTAAAGCCGGAGAAACTTGTGCCTTTGATGATTATGATACTCAAATTATATTGAAAAAAGGAGAGGAGCCTGCAATGAAAGGTTCTCTGAAGCTTGCCAATTCAGCATCTGATGCTTTTATCTTGCAATATTATGAAGAAACTGATGCAAGAAAAGCTTCATTCGGACATGAGATCTCTAATTCTGACTGGGAAAAGATTGCTCGAGTAAAGGATGTTTATGGGGATGTACTTTTTACAGCACCTATTGTAGCTTATAATGTGGCACATCCATTACTTGTATACATAAATGATGAACTTAATTCAGAAGCTCGAAAATTTACTTTCTTATGTGGACATGATTCAAATATTGCAAGTGTGAATGCTGCTTTGGAAGTGGAAGATTATGAATTACCTAATTCCATCGAAAAAAAGACTCCAATTGGTTGTAAGTTGGTATTTGAAAAATGGCTGGACAAAGAAGGAAATGAGTTTATTTCAATCAATCTGGCATATCAGAGCACTGAACAATTGAGAAATTTGGAAATGCTCGACAAGGAAAACTCTCCTATGGTTTATCAGTTACAACTGAAAGGGCTAGATTTGAATTCTGATGGATTGTATTCATTTAAAGATGTTTGTACTCGTTTTGAAAAAGCCATCACTGCTTATGACGATATTAAATGATTAACTTTTACATAAGTTTCTTTCTAATTTGTAGAGAAGGGGGTAATCGTTCTTACGGTTATCCCTTCTTTTTTATAAATGCTTCATTAGATATAACTTATTTATAGTATAAGAGTTATAATTGCATCTATATTTTTAGAGTGTTGACTTCCTGTTTAACTAATTCTCCTAGAGCATAAGGTAAAAATCTGAAGGCTGTATTGAAGCCTGTTTATCTATAGGAAAAGTTTTAGGATACGCAAAGGATACGCACAAAACCTCAAAAGTGAGGTTTATATCCTTTTTTTTAATCTATAAATCAGAGAAATTAGCTTGTGAAGCAGTGACTAAAATACGCTAATTATCAGTATATTAGCCTTTAACCAAAGAAGAGCGGTAAGCGGGACTCGAACCCGTGACCCTTAGCTTGGGAATATTTCTCCAATTTATAGTGTATCTGGTTATAAATTAATTTATTATAAGTGTTCTTCCTTATGTCTAGGATAAGCTTTTGAACATATTTTTATTTGAATGCTTTTCCTATTCTATCCCCGGAAACCCATCCGTCACCGAACTGACAGTTCTTGATGTCTACAATATAGACTCCTTTTATCTCCAGTCCTTTACCTTGTGCTTCTTCCAGGTATGTACGTGCATAAGCATCAAAATTTGCTCCAGAATAAGCGTCTACGGCAAGGATGAGAAAGTTCGCGTCGGTCAGTTCGCCTTTGTAGATTCCTATATCGGCATCCACAAGACTCTGAACGTATCTGTCGGCTTTATCCTTCTGTTCCTGGGATGGCTTGTTCCCTCCGCAGCCAAACAATGATATTGCCAGTATAGTCAGCAGTATTTTCTTCATGGATTTAGATAGTTAGTTTGTTCTTTTCGATTAAACTTCTAGGGATGATATAAATGCTTCAGATGTTTGTTTGTCAGAAATAGTCAGCTTTTGATATTCAGACACGGCTTGTTCAATAAACCCTCGTTTCTTCAAAACCTTGAGTTTGGGTATAAGAGATGCGACCTTATCAGCATCGACTGATGACATTTGTTTATGCACATTGAGGCAAAAATCAATCGCTGACTGCAAATCTTCCAATCCTGTTTCTTCCATATAGAATTTACATGCTTCTGGTACACGGTTCAATCTTATGAATTTAGATATTATATACTGCATGGAATCATTGGGGTCAAAATCAATATCATCATAGGACACAGCCTGTAGCTGATATTCATCAATTTTTTCTATATCATCAATCGAGCACCCAGTACGATTCTTTAAAAGCTCCTTAGCTTCGTTTATTCTTTCCTCACGCAAAAGCTCTTCCCTCTCCTTTTCCTTCTGCTCTTGGCAAATGCCTTTATACTCTTCCGAGATAGGATTTCTGTGTTGATTCAAAATTCGATTCTTTTCGTAATCAAACTCTTCCTCCGTCAATATTCCTTTCTCTTTATAGTCGTAAATTTTTTCAAGTAAGTCATACAGAAAGTATCTGTCTTGAGTAGTTTTCTCCAATGTAATAGCAGTCCCAGATGCGGAAACCATAAACATGGATTTGCCACCGCCAGAAACTTCGTCAAAATCCACATGTAAACCGACGATTGCATCTGCATGATAACTTTCAGCCTTTCCAGTCAGTTCCTTCATTACTTCATCGTAAATTGTAGTCAATTTACTCTTGTAGCTTCCAGAACGTCCGCCAAATACATCTGTCAAAGAGGCTGCAATATCGGAAAACAGATTTGTACCTATTACAACATTCGCATTGACTACCCCAAGATATTTTCTTATTGTATATCCTTCTATACTATTTGTTGTTGTTACTATCATGTTATTTCATTGTGTTCATTCTAATACTCAATTTTACCAAAGCCATAGCTCTCACAGAAGATAACGGAAAATCTTTGGGCTGATGGTTTTGATTGTAACTTACCAGTTTTATCCAGTCTTCACCTTTTTCTGAATGCTGGACGTATTTTACAGTTAAGTATTCATCTCCATCCAGATCTATTGACACAAGGTACATTTCTCCAAAGAAAATATGACTCATTTCTAAAGGTACCTCCTTATATGCTACGATGTCACCAGATTTAAGTAATGGATACATGGAATCTCCTTTGACATAAACAGCTCCATCGCATTTAGGGATATTTGGAATATTGATTTGTCCAAGGATATTCTGGTCTTTGTTATCGAAGAGGGATTTCAAGTTTGCAGCAGCTTCAACATCATAAAGGGTTATCAATCCATCTTCCTCTGTTTTTTCTATGCTTTTAGGATGAAATATTTGAGTAACTTCCGGTTGATGGCGCAAAGGTGTTCCACGACCTGTTAAGATATAGTCCGTGTTTACTTCATCTCTAACAGAAGATAAGGCTAAAATCATATCCAAAGAGGCCTGTTGCCTACCTGAACGAACCTGAGAAAAAGTAGATTTCTTTATTTCCGATTCGACAAGAAAGTCTTTGTCTTGGGAATAAATGGAATCAACCGTTTCTAAAAATCTTTTAGTGACTTCATTTCTTTCCATAAAAAATAAACTTTTGTTTGTAGTTTATGAAATATAAACTATCTTTGTACCCGTAACAAGTACGAGGTGTTACAGGAACAAATAGGTTAAACATTCCTCCGAGGAGGTTTAATATATGCACCCATGATAGCTCGTACCTATTGTGGGTGTTTTGATAAGCTATTGTAGAGCCTTCATTCTCTTGTTGAATAAGGTTGAAATGATATTCTAAATAAAAAACGATATGAAAACATTCCACATTATATTATGTATAGCTGATTTAATCTCATTTATCGGTTTATTGATAGCTTCAGAGGTCTGGGTAAACATCTTTTTTGTGCTTTTTATATTCACTATGATTATGCTCATTGCATTGGGAATTATTCTACTGTCTATACCATACGATGAAGACGGTTTCGATTATTCGGATACACTCACAAGTCATCATCCTTTTGTACAGTGGCTGCGAAGGCATCACGGAGTAGATTAAACCTTGGTTTCCATATCGTCAAGTATGCTCATAACCTCCTTTTTCTCTTTTATATCAGTAAGTAGTATAATTCTTTTGTATTCAAATACATCGTCTTTAGACAATTTCACAGGATAGTCTTTGTGTATAATCTTGATTTTCATTATAATTTCATCCATTTTGTCCTTGTCAATATTTGTTTTTGTTAAGCACTCCATACTCTTAAATAGATAATATAACGCAGCTTCGCTATGAGTCTTTCTCTGCTCGTTTACTCCCTGAAAAAAGAATGTGAGGTACATGCTGTGGTATAGAACATTATTCGAATTTTCCTCAATATCTTTTCTGATTGATTTTTTGATTTCCTTTTTCAATATAAAAGCATTGTAAATCTGGATTGCCATATAAATTGTGACAACCAAAGTTAATACTGCTATAGATAAACTTGCCCCATCGCTACTATAAGGCTTTATATCCATTTTGCAAAGCCATAAGGTTGTAACGCTTATTGCTATTGAGGCTATGCCTAATCCTAACGCCAAATTATCTTTCTTCATATAATAATGTATTAAGGTTCTTAATAGTTAAATAATGTTTATAGTCTATATTTTATGAACTATTTCTTTGTGGTTTATAAAATATAAACTACATTTGCATATCGAAACTAAGATACGAAACAAATATAGTAAAAACCTACTAAAAAGCACACGATTATGAAAAGAAATGTATTGCACGAGATTATGAGCCTTGCATGGCAATTTGTAAAACGCAATGGATTTACAATGAGTGAAGCGCTCAAATGCGCTTGGGCAAACATGAAGCTGAAGGCTGCCATGAAGCAAAAAATAGTAAAGTTCTACTTCAAGAAAGTTGACGGTTCTGTACGCGAAGCATACGGTACACTGAAAGAAAACCTGATACCAGCAACCAGCGGTGACAACAGAAAGAAGAATGACACCGTTCAGGTGTATTTCGATACAGAGAAACAAGAATACAGATGCTTTAAGAAAGCTAACCTTTTAAATATCGCATGACTATGAGAGCAACAGAAGTCAGTAACAAGTTAGATGAACTCTACAGAGAGTTAGAATCTGTTAGAGGCATGTCAGAATCAGAAGTTTGCAGCAAATACAATGCAGACTGCAAGCAAGACATTGAAGATATTATCGAAGAAGAAATAGAGGCGTTGAAGTCTTACGATTGCGATGATTACAGCGAAGATGACGGTATGGACTACATCAACCTGCAACAGTCACAAGGATTGCCTGTAATATGCTGGTAACAAATATACCCTGCTGACGGACTGAACGGCAACCGATAGCGAGAATCGGGCAGGGTTCTACTTGATTGGTTCTTTGACATGATGGAAATTTTAGGCTTACCGTTAAGCCTGACGTGAAACGGACGACTGAGTAGCGATAACGGCTGGGTGAAAAGAGTATGAGTAATGGACTGCACTAAGCAAACGCAGCATACGAATCACACAGATAACAAAAACGACTTATACGATTGCAGGTGGCCGTAGGCCGGCTACAAAGACAATCTTCACTGATTAGACACCAGCAAGAACTATATATCCCGTGGCTTATCAAAGGTTTGGTAAGCAGTAAGGCAACCACCGGAACGCCCACGGGGACGAATTTTAAAACGCACGATTATGAAAAAACTTCTTTTTCTCTGTGCATTGTCTGTACTGGTGATGCACTTCAATCAAGACCTTTCACCTCTGTATTGGGTTGGTCTTATTGGATTTACATTAACAAGTATATTAATTGCAAAAAGATTAGATGATGAACGAGCTGCAAGAAATAATAAAAAGCATCTGTGATGACTTCGCAGACATCAATGCTATACTGGCAGCTCGTTCTCGTGAGCTTGACAGAAGAATTGCTTTTGATGAAGAGATAAGTGAACAGATTAATTCAATATTAAAATCAAGGAAAGATGAAAAAAGGAGATAAGGTTAAGACATGGGTTTCAACACAGATTGGAACGGTCAAAAAGGTATTAAGCAATGGTAGGATTGTAGTCGTATTCAAAGGCTCTAAAGTAGAATATGAGCTTGATCCTTTTATGGTGAAATTGGTATAGTCATACTTTTAAAAAATAGTGAATGGGTAAGTGTCGGGCTGTGAGGTTCGGCACTTTTTATTGGCAGATAGTTCAGGCGGTAGAACACCATGTATGGGTTAGCATGGAAGTCACGGGTTCAAGTCCCGTTCTGTCAGCAAACAATCAAATACTAAAACTATGGTAAGAGAAATTACAGTAGACGAAAACTACCAGACAGTACGGCTGTTTGACGCAATGAAGAAAGGGGACATCTACAAGGTTCCCTACGACAAGAAACGGCATAACGGAATCAAGCTGGAAGCCTCACGCCGCAATCGTGACCTCCGGCTGATCGGGATCTTAAAGAATAAAATGGACGTGAAGTACAGGGTATCGGCAACAGAATATCCGGGCTTCTCAGCAATTATCTGCTTAAAATAAACGCTTATGATAAATGAGGAAGTTTTGAAGATTGTTTTGAATGACAAGACTTTTGGGCGTGACACCGCTGCTGATATTGTAGGCGGTCTGTCACGATTGAGAGAGTTGGTAGGGCAAGGGCTTGTAAGGGCAGAAAAGCCTAGCAACAAGCAAAACGGAAAGTGGTTTTGCAACGCTTGGGATGTGATTAAACATGCGAAATTGAAATATTAATTTAAAAAATCATATTATGAGTTTGATTAAGAAATCTAATGAATTGGTAATTCCTTCCACCGTTAAGATGATGATTTACGGTCAGGCAGGTATGGGTAAGACAACAGTAGCTTTGAGTGCACCTAAACCATTATTACTCGACTTTGATAATGGTGTGAAACGTGTAAATATGGCTCATCTTGACGGTATAGACATCGTTCAGGTAAGTTCATGGCAGGATGTTCAACAAGTATTACAGGAAGATCTTTCGTCTTATCAGACAATCGTAGTGGACACTATCGGTAAGATGATGGATTTTATTATCTCTTATAAATGTGGAACTAGGCAGCCGCAAATTAAGGATTGGGGCGGCATCAACGCTGAGTTCTCATGGATGACACGCACTCTTTCATCATTGAATAAGAATGTAGTGTTTGTAGCTCATAGGGATACACGAAAAGAGGGGGACGATACGGTATTTATCCCTGCTTTGCGAGAGAAATCCTATAATTCTATTGTGACAGAACTCGATTTGCTTGGGTATTTGGAAATGCGTAACGAAAACGGCGTGCAGAAGCGTACAATCACGTTTGATCCGACATCAAGGAACGACGGTAAGAATACCTGTAACCTGCCCGGATTGATGCAGGTTCCAACGATACTTGACCGAAACGGAAATCCAACTGCCAAAAATGACTTCATTACCTCAAAGGTGATTGTACCCTATCTTAACATGTTGCAGGTAAAGAAAGAAGAAGCTGCAAAGTATGATAAGGTGATTGCTGAAATCAGGGAGAACATTGAACTTATTACTGATGCCAATTCTGCAAATGAGTTTGCGTCAAGAATTAATGAGTTTGAGCATGTAGGCAGTTCCTTGAATATGGCCAGAAATCTGTTTTCAGCAAAAGTAAAAGCTCTCGGGCTGGTATTCGACAAAGAGACAAAGACCTATGCAGACAAAGCAGCCTAAATTCAAGTTCTATGCTACACTTTTGGATGCCTTTACAAGCTATCTGAAAAGTGATGCCATTTGGGAAAGGTATTGGGGATTCAGTGAGAATCCCCCACATACCCCCGAAGAGTTCAGACAGCAGCAGTTTCAGAGTCTGATTGACACTATAAACCGTATTCCGTTTGATAGTGAAGCAGCCGACAAGGGAACGGCTTTCAATGAGGTGATAGACTGTATGATTGAAAACAGGAGATCAGAAAAGGTACAGGTGGAAAGACTACTGTCAGACATGCAGGATGGCAGACAAACATTGGTCGGACTGAGAGCCACCTATAAATGCCGTCAGTTCGATTTCCCTATCTCAATCTGCCGTGAGTTTGCAGACTATTACAAAGGAGCCTTAACCCAGCAACGGGTTGAAGCAGTTTTGCCTACATGTTTCGGAGGAATTCTTCTATATGGTTATATAGATGAACTGATGCCGATGTCAGTACATGACATCAAGACTACCGGAAGTTATTATGTAGGTAAGTACAAAGACCACTGGCAGCACATGGTTTATCCATACTGTCTGATGCAGGGCGGCAGCGATGTCAGGATGTTCGAGTATAACATCACGGACTTTCGTGCGACCTATACCGAAAGCTATACTTTCGTTCCCGAACGAGATATTCCCATCCTCACTAACCATTGTGAGGACTTTATACGGTTCTTGAATGACAACAGAGATTTGATAACCGATAAGAAAATTTTTGCAGAAGATGAGTAACCAAGTAACCGGACGGCTGGTTTATATTGGACAGCCCCAAGAAATCCCATCCAAAAGCGGTGGCAACCCGTTTGTGAAGCGTGAGTTTATTCTTGATGCCACAACCCACGATCCCTATACAGGTGAACGCAGCCAGTACGAGAACATTCTACCTCTTGAAGTAAGCGGTGACAAATGTGCTGAACTAGATAATTATAGGGTAGGCGATGTGATAACGGTTTCTTTTGCCTTGCAGGGCAGGGAATGGACGAATCAGGACGGACAGGTGAAACGGATGGTGTCCATCCGCTGCTATAAACTGGAAGCCCGTCAGCCAATGCGCCAGCCAGCATCCATGCCAGCACAGCAACCGGCACCGATACAAACGCCGACCATGGCACAGGCGTTTCCACCTGATGTAGATGCTAACGGAAATCCAAAAGACGATTTACCTTTTTAGCCTATGAGCTTATTTAATCTGAAGAATGAATATGATATACCCAAGTTCAAGGCTTATGTAAACAAGCTGTTTCAGGAACGTGCAGTTGTGGAGGTAAAGAAGAAATTGCCTAACCGCACACTCGCACAAAACAGTTATTTACATCTGCTTTTAGGGTATTTCGGTAGTGAATACGGTTGCAGCCTTGATGAAGCCAAAATAGACTTCTACAAAAGGACTTGCAACCGTGATTTGTTTGAGAGAAAGACGGTCAACAAAAAAGGAAAAGAAGTAACCTATCTGAGAAGTTCGTCAGAGCTGACGACAGGTGAAATGACATTGAGTATTGACCGTTTTAGAAACTGGTCTGCGTCCGTTGCCGGTATCTATTTGCCGGCTGCAAACGAACAACAGATGCTTATCTACGCACAACAAGAAATCGAACGTAATAAAGAGTTTATCTAAAATTTTGAGATTATGAAAAAAAGAAAATTTCCCCAAGATGTAGCAAGATTCTTTAATCCAGAGAAGTCAATTAATCCTAATTCAAGCGGCATTCATCAAAGAGAGAAGGCCTTACAAAGAAGTTTCATCCCTGTTTATAATGGTATGGGTACCGCTAAAAAGATTTATAATAGGTTCGGTGTAAAAAGTTATAGATAATTATGGACAAATTTTTAGGACAAGACATTCCTGAGCAGGAACGATGGCAGTTCCTTCAGGACAATGCCGATGCAGTAGAAAAAATCGGTTACACCCACAGATTTACCCCTGAAGAACTGGCCCAGAAGAAAGAAACCTTGGCCGAGGTTTCAATTACCATCAACGATGTTGAATTGGAGAAGAAAGAGGCTATGGAAAGTTATAAAGAACGCCTGAAGCCTTTGAATGAAGAAAAGCAGGAACTTTTGGACAACATTAAAAGAGGTTCTGAGTTCGTGGAAAATGAAGAATGCGCCAAAATTCTTTATCACGAGGAAAAGATGGCCGGATTCTACAACAAGTTAGGTGAACTGGTTTATAGTCGCCCGATCATGCCACAAGAAATGCAGAAGACAGTATTTAGTATTAACCGTAAAACAGGAACAGATAATTAATTATGAGTGAGAACAAAATCAACCTGGTTGTGCCGAAAGAATATAATGGTAAACCTATCGAAGTAGTATTGAGAGAAGGTGAAGCATCCGTAGCCCTTGACCCGAAAGAACCGGAAAGAGTAGTTATCAATGGAACGATAGAAGCACCCTTCAGATGGCTGGAAAAGCGTGTCGAACTGATTAATCAGAAATCGGCCAATATCATTGTAAACCGTGATAAGATGGGGTTGATATTAACTATTGATGAAACCAACTACTATCAGACTGAAATCAGTGGTGTTTTACAACCTTCAAAGGAAGTGCTGGAGTTCGGTATCAATACCGACAAGAAATGGGAGCCTATCAAATTGTCCCAGTTCTTCAAGATGCACCGTGCCTTCTTCAAGGATAAGTCTGAGAACATGATGCTGGTTTCCACTTTGAAGAATTTCAAGGCGAAGGTGAATCAGGATATAGAACGTAGCAAAGAGGAAAACGGCAGCAAGACGGATAATTATTCTCAGGTAGTTGATTCTAATCTACCGAAATCATTCAAACTGAACATTCCTCTTTTCAAAGGTTTTCAGTGTGAAGAAATCGAGGTTGAAATTTATGCTGATGTAGATGGACGGGAAGTTTCTCTCTCTTTGGTCTCTGCCGGTGCGAATGAAGCCATTGAGGAATACAAGAACAAAGTGATTGATGAACAGATTGAAGCAATCAAAGACGTTGCACCTGACATCGTAATCATCGAAGTATAATTGACAGCCCGGAAAGACGGGCCCTGGTATCGTGGCGGAACTGGTAGACGCTATGCTCAACGATTGGACGGTCAATCCATAGATGCAAAGAACTGACAACTCATGCAGGTTCGAATCCTGCCGGTACCACAAACTAAAATTATGAATTATGCCGTATTACATCAAAAAACCTAAAAAGAAGAAAGAAAAGCCTTTGCCGTTATTTGACAAGGCAGGTATCAAGATTAAGAAGAAGCCGGATTTAGTGGCCAAACTCGACAAAGTTTTCAGCCGCTATATCCGGCTTCGTGATTGTATGCCAAACGGGTATTTCCGTTGTATCTCATGCGGCCAGATAAAGCCATACGCACAGGCCGATTGCGGACACTTCCATTCGCGCCGCCACATGGCCACACGCTTTGACGAGGACAACGCCCACGCAGAATGCCGGGCGTGCAACCGATTCAGTGCTGACCATCTGATACAATATGAAAAGAACCTGAAGGTCAAAATCGGCCAGCAACGTTTCGATAAGCTGGCATGGAAGGCCGGACAAACAAAGAAATGGAGTGATTTAGAGTTAATGGAACTCACAAAGTATTATAAGGCTTTGGGAGATAAGTTGGGTAAGGAGAAAGGACTATGAATGAATTAAAGCCCGGAACATTCGTAATGATGGTAAAAAACGAGGATGGATCATTTTCTCCCGTTGGGATGAATAAGGAACAAGCATACATTGTGCTTTCTTTTTTAAGCCGTTTGAGTGAGGACGAACCGTTTATCGTAAAAGACAACGAGAAATATGTACAAACTACGTGATTATCAACAAAGGGCCAGTGATGCTGCAGTAAATTTCTTTGCAAACAAAGCCAAGAAAAACAATGCTATTATGGTGTTGCCGACGGGGGCAGGGAAGAGTCTTGTGATAGCTGATATCGCCAGCCGCCTTGAAGGGCATACGCTGGTGTTTCAGCCGTCAAAAGAGATATTGGAACAGAATTTCCTGAAGCTCTGTTCTTATGGAATTCTGGACTGTTCCATTTATTCCGCATCATTTGGGCGGAAAGAGATTTCAAGAATAACATTCGCTACGATTGGTAGTGTTGTCAATCATCCTGAGCTTTTTCAGCATTTCAAGAATATAATTATAGATGAATGCCATCTGGTTAACCCGAAAGAAGGAATGTATAAATCATTTCTTTCTATGCTGAAGTGCAAGGTGCTTGGATTGACGGCTACACCTTACCGCCTTGCATCAAGCAGGGATTTTGGCAGTATGTTGAAGTTTATCACTCGGACCCGGCCTTGTGTATTCTCTGAGGTCATTTATCAGGTTCAAATCTCCACCCTTTTGGATATGGGTTATCTGTCAAAACTGAATTATTATGAAATGAACCCTTTAGGATGGAATGAACTTAATCTGAAGGTAAACACGACCGGAGCCGACTACACAGACAAGTCTGTCGTAAAGGAGTATGAGCGTATCGATTTTTACGGGTTTCTGGTCAGCATTGTACAAAGACTAATGAACCCTAAAAGCGGGATAAAACGAAAAGGTATATTGGTCTTCACGAGGTTTTTGAAAGAAGCTGAACGCCTTACCTGGTCTATTCCCGGAGCGGCCATCGTTTCAGGAGAAACCCCAAAGAAAGAGCGCGAGAGTATTCTTGAGGCATTCAAGGCCGGAGAAATTCCGGTCGTGGCCAATGTCGGCGTACTTACTACCGGATTTGATTACCCAGAACTGGATACGATTGTCATGGCACGTCCTACGATGTCTTTGGCACTGTGGTATCAAATAGTCGGCCGTGCCATCCGTCCGCACCCGAGTAAAGAGGCCGGATGGATCGTTGACCTTTGTGGAAACAAAAAACGATTTGGAGAAGTGAAGGATCTTCGCCTTGTTGATAGTGGAAATGGTAAATGGGCAGTGTTCTCTAATAACAGGCAGTTGACTAACGTAAGATTCTAAAACTATGGAAGAAGGATTTTTGAGACTAAGCCGCAGGTTTTTCTCGAATGAAATGTGGAAAGTTGCCCGTGAGTTTTCGGAATGCGAAGCGTGGCTTGACTTGATTCAGTCAGCACGATTTGATGCAACCGACGAGGCGTATAGCGAACTCATCGGAGGTCGAGAAATCTCTTATACAAGAGGTCAATATCCGGCATCCATATCGTTTTTGATGAAGCGTTGGAAATGGTCTGAAAAGAAAGTCAGGTATTTTCTTTCCAAATTGAAGAAGAAGGGGATGATTACAACTTGCAACCAACAGGGTATGACTGTCATAACCCTATGCAATTATGATGACTACAATCCTATCAAGGACAAGCCAAAGGACAATGGTAAGGGCATAGATAATGATAAAGAGATCAATGACTTAAAGGTGTCTATGGGCGAACTAAGGGCAGAGCTAAGGGCAATGTCAAAAAAAATGGCTGATAAGATTGAAGATTTGGGGCAAGGTAGGGGCAATAAGAAAAAGAAAGATAAAGAAATTATTAATAATATTATTCCCCCCACACCCCCCCAAGGGGGAGGGACTTAACATAAAAGCCCGTTCTCTTTTTGAAACCCATTATAGACAGTTGTTTGGAAGTGATTATTACTGGACGGCCAAAGATGCAGGGGCAATGTCCCAGTTACTTCAGAAGCTGAAGTTCCAGCGGGAGCAAAAGCAGATGGACGTAGCTGAGGATTCAATTCTGTATGCTCTTCAGTATCTGCTATCGTCCATAAAAGAGGGGTGGATATTCGAGAATTTCAGTGTGACGAACATCAATTCCAAGTTTAACGAGATAGTTTCCCAAGCCAAGAAAAAGGCTTATTCCAAAACAGATATAGGCGTAGTCCTGAAAGATAATTCTACTGAAAAATACAAAGACAAAGGATGGTAACATGGAACAGATAGATTTCAGACAAACAATCGAAAGGCTGAAGGATACGGGGTTTTCACCTGTACCGAATACGGTAGAAATTTCTATTCCGGATGCAAAGAATGTTTTAAGGGCTGGTATTAAATACTTCACGGGGGAGAATGCCAGATGGCTTCCGGAGTATGAAGAGGTTGCAAACTGGTTGGCCGGCAATGGAGGTCGTGGGCTGTTGTGTTTCGGCAATTGTGGAAGAGGGAAGACCCTTATTTGCGGAAGGATTGTTCCTCTGATCCTGAATCATTATTGCCGGAAGGTGGTAAGCTGCTACGATGCACAGCAGATGAACGCTGATCTGGACGCTGTGAAGCAGAAGCATATCATCTACGTCGACGATATAGGGATAGAGAATTTAAGTGTGAAATACGGCGAAAGAAGGCTTGCTTTTGCAGAGTTGGCAGACGAGGCTGAGAAGAAAGGGAAACTTCTTATCCTGACTACTAACCTGTCGATTGATGAGTTGAGAGAAAAGTACGGTGAGAGAACCATCGACCGTTTGAAAGCTATAACCAGAACCGTATTGTTCAGCGGTGAAAGCCTACGAAAATGAAAATCACAATCTACTGGGTAACGCGGGATTGGGAGTTAATCCGGAAACTGCGTGATAAATACAAAATACCCCAATATACAACTGTTAATGGTATAACTGAGGCGGAGGTTGACGAACAAACATTAAGCAATCTCCGCAAGGGTGAGCCAAAATATTTGATTATCAGAAAAATTGAATAGTTAAATAAAAAATAGCATGAAAACAGAACTTCTACAGAGGCAGCTTGATATGCTCAAAATAGAGTATCAGAAAGCGTTGTTGAAAAACGACAGGGTCGAAATAAAAAGGCTGTATGACGATATACATAATCTCGTCAAAGAAATAGAGGTAGCCAAAGGTGAGGAAATAATTCAGAAAGCCAAGGATTCCGGAATACTTGAGAAAACAAGCCGTATGATATGCCTTGTGCAACTGATGATGTGTGAAACCAACGATCTGTTGTCTGAGATAGAGGATAACTTTAAGGAAAGCAGGATAATGACAGACAGTATTGTCTATATGCAGAAAGAATACTATAAAGCAGCGGACTTGTACTTCAAGGAATTTGCTAAGATAGTTGATTTCAACAAAAAAGGTGACGATATGTTCAGTGATCTGGAGGGGTTCGACAACATGATACGCATATTTGCCGGCCTGAAGGATATGCCTAAGCCTGCATCCTTGATGGGCGGATGCAAACAGGCAGCAGGAAAGGCAAACGGACTCAGTCAAATGTGTACGAAGTGCCCGTTAAGATATAATCCTGAAACGCTTATCTGTCAGGCTTGTGATAAGTCGTTTAAGGAGGGCTTTCAGAAGGGAGCTAAATGGTTGGAAAAGAAAAGAATTGATAGAATAATGAACAAAGACAAGGAGGTGCAAAATGATAACAGAAAATGATCCAATTCTTCCACGTAAAGTGGATTTGGAAAAGAATCCGTCTGGGACTGAATTGAAAATCGCCCAGCATCGGGAACTGGAGAAACATGGAAGATATGTAGCTATCCCCGGCGATAAGTCACATACAAGAATTTTCGTCCGCAACGGTGAGGATACGGGAAAGAAGATAGCCGCGTATTTAGAAAGAATCAATAACCGGCCTCAAAGATGGAACTGATATGGGGAGGCAGGAAAATTTAAGTGATTATTATGAGATGGCTAAGTATGAAGCCAAGGCAGAAAGGGAATTGAAGGTAGAGTCTTGGTTTCATGTTACCATACAATATCATGATGATAATGGGAACTATGTAATTCTATATACGTATGCTTTGCCAAAGGAAATGTATTTCAAATATGATTGGGTTATCCGTTGGAGGATTGCAAAGTTACAATGCAAATATCCAAGATATTGTGTGTATTCAAGTATTTCCTTTTATGATAAACGCTCTGGAGAACTGATGTTTGATAGTTGTCTTAGGAAACTGATTTCCGCTAAGGCAAAGGTGTCGAAAGCTGAAAAAAATGATGCGTGAATACATCGAGTACAACCGCCAGAACAATCTGTTCTTTGACGAGAATACGGACGAGGAGCTGGTTAAGTTCCGAGAAAAACTGGAGCGCAAGAAACTCGAGTGTGCAGAATGCGAGAAGAGGTTAGAATTATTAGTTGAAAAAAGGAGAAATAATCAATGAAAAAAGAAGAATTATTTTATCTGCTTGGCATAGAAGACATAAGAGACATGCCAGAAGCGATAGAACGAATAATATTGGGTGATATTGAGGAGAGAAACCGCATATACCGAGATTTCTTGAAAGTTAACGACTACGACTTGTCATACGATTGGTTCCAGGAGATATACGAAGGGGAACTTTCCGAGCGAAAACAGAAGAAGCAGGACTTTACACCAAATGAGTTGGGAGTAATATGCTCACAGCTGACCGATGGTAAAGGTAATGTTCACGAACCTACAGCGGGAAACGGTTCGATGATTATAGCTGATTGGTGGCAGCGTTGTCGGCGTTTAATTCCTTGGGAGCATTTCCCATCACAGAATATGGTAACGTGTTGGGAACTTTCTTCGCGATCAATCCCAATTCTTCTGTTTAACCTCAGCATTCGCGGAATAATGGGATATGTGTATCATGGCGATGTTTTGGAAAATGAAGTAAAGCAGAAGTACATTCTTCTGAACAGGACAGATGATTCTTTGGGATTTTCAGAGGTTATTAAAGTTGGTATAAATGATATAATTGTAAAAGAATGAAATTGAATGAGGTTTACAACCTTTGGGTTGTATCGAAAACTAGACAAGTAAAGAAATCGACCATTGCCACGTATAAGATGATATATGCAAATTCAATATCACCGGAGTTTGGGAATATGGATATTAAGATTTTAAACAAGAAATGTGTTCAACCCGTCATTTATCGTTGGCTAGATGAAGGTAGGTCGGCTAAATATTGTAATGATATTCTGATAGTTTTCCGAATGATAATGCGCTATGCATCTGAAGAAATGGATGAAGATATACCGGACATACATTGGAGGATGGTTTTCCCGACAACTTCAAAAAGAGCTTTTGATAAAGTAGAAAGATACACACAAGAAGAATATCGTAAGATTGTCAATTATGCAATTGAAAATCCATCTCCAAGGAATCTCGGTATATTATTGACTATATGCACAGGAATGCGTATAGGGGAAATATGTGCTCTGCAATGGAAAGACGTAGATTTTGACACAAAGACAATACAAGTATACAGAACAATAGAGCGTATTTATAACCATGATACAAAAGTGTCTGAAATAATATTTAGTACTCCGAAAACATCCTCATCACAACGGCGTATTCCAATCATGAGGGAAATTATTCCAATGATGAAAAAGTTTTGTGCTGTAAGTAAACCGGAATATTATGTATGTACGTGTTCCGAGAATTTTATCGAACCAAGAACGTACAGAAATTATTATCGGTCATTTATCCTTGAGAAGGTCAAGCTTGGGCATGTGATTAAATTTCATGGATTGCGTCACACCTTTGCTACGGTCATGATTGAAAATAAGGTAGATATTAAAACAACATCTGTGATACTTGGTCATTCAGATGTCAGTACTACATTAAATGTTTATGTGCATCCGTCTGAAGAAGCTAAAAGAAGTGCTATGAATGTAGGATTAAAGAAATTATTTAAGTAAGAAAATCAATGAAAACGAAATTGTATTACCTGTTCCTGGCAGTCATGTGGTGGCTGCTGGGATAGGTGGAAAGGAGAAACTATGGCTGCATACGATGTAAACGGACGATGTGAAGACTGCACATTTGCAGACGTATTTGGAAGAAACTGCCAGCATGGGATGCTTTTCCCTGTTATGGTGCTGATGGCATACGGTGATGTGTATAAGTGCCCAAATTTCGAGAAAAAGACTATCGAACAAATTAGTGAACAGATAGCTCAAAGAGAATAACGTAGAAAGGAGAAACCATGAGAAGAGAAGATATTGACAAAGCAGCAGTAGATAGCTGTGTTATTGAGAATAGCATTTTTAATCCTGAATTAACCCCGTATTATGAACAAGGATTCAAAGACGGTGCCAACTGGCGAATCAATAGCGTGTGGCATGAGATGTGCGAAAAACCCGATTTTTCAAAACTCCCAATTTTGTTACAACATAAAAATGGTAAGATTCATTTTATTGATGATATACCTTCATCTTGGATTTATCTTCAAAAGTATTACACAAGATGGGCATACGTCAAAGACTTAATACCAAACATGGAGGAATGAATATGAAAACAACAATTAACAAACCTGTAGAAGTAGAAGTGAAATTTTTAAAGGTAGATGCTACCGTTCGTTATTGGCAAGATAGTGACATTAACGGTACAGAAGATTGTGATTGCGAGGAAGAAACGAATGAGCCTCAAATGCCATGTGCTAAGTATATAGGAGAGCAAAACAGAACTCTTCGGGCATACGACTGGCATTGGAAGCCGATTATCGACATAGACAATGGACGCATAATTAATTGGACCGATGGCATTACCGCTTCAATTCATTATAAGGTGTGCGACGAGTTCAGTTGCGACCTTATTGATGATGGGAACAATGTCATTTATTCTTATGAGGGTTATGTGCCACGCTGCATGTGTCCCAAGGAAAATGGATATGGGGATTACATTATCATGGATATTGACGGCAATGGGTTCATTCAGAATTGGAGGACTGAACTTGCATTAAGAATATTGGAAGAAAACGAGGATTGATCATGAAAGCCATATCCATCAAACAGCCGTGGGCGAGCTTAATCGCTCACGGTATCAAAGACATGAAAAAAATTGAGTTATTGTTTTATTTTTGTGTATTCTTTATCTGATGGCCTAGTAAGATTCCATTGACAGATTAAGACTTTACGATTTTTCTTATACCATTTTTTTATTGATTTTAGATATTTATTTTCAATATTTCCGTTGAGTTGAGTACATTCCATTATAGTGAATGCTGCTTCTTGTTCATCAATTAATACATGGAAGTGTGGTGGTAAGTGGTCGTTTGTACGTATTTCTATTTTTATTTTATTATTTATTAAGTCTATAGCCCTGCATGGACCAGGGCATATTTCTGGTGTGAATGGAATCTTATATTTTATCCTTAAGTATATGCGGTATAAATTAGGCAATAAGAAAAATGGAAGTAATAGGAGATGTAAGGAACCCCAAAATATAATGAAAAAAGTAAGCACGAAATAGCCCAACAATTTTTCATACCATTTATTTTTGTTTACATGAGTAATATTTTTATTGTCTTCATCATATAATCCATATTCAATATCTTCTGATATAGTAAGCCTTAAATTTTCTTCTAAATAATCCTTTATTATTTGAATTCCTTTTTCCATGTAACTTTTTTATCAAATCATACAAAAAACATACCAAAGTTTTTACTGACAGGCCTTGTCAGTGCTTTGTGGATACCCGGTAACTGCTTTGTGGCGGTTATCGGGTTATTCACAGATAAAGTATTATTTGCGTACATTTTCAAATGCCAAGTTTATGCATTTATTTATATGTTGTTTATCTAGAGATTCTATTTCACCTTTTCTATTTATATTTTCTATTATTGATATTTTATCGATTGATGGAGACTTGTCATTGTACCAAAAAGACTGATTGTGTGTTTGGTAATAATTTAAGTCCTTTATGGAATAGCTTTTTGAGTTATATTTAAAGCTATTTGATGGTGTTAGATAATAAATCATTAAGAACACATTCACGCAATTTAATAGACTTAATTCAGGTAATTTAAATAAATATTCCTTTATAGTAATAATATCATTTATACCTATCATTTTAAATAAAGCAATAGTGTAAGTTAACGGTGACTTAGTATTGAATTTAGTTCCTAAATAATCGTTCCCTATATAGTCCCTTTCAATAATATAACTATCCATCCCACTTATAATGCTTTTAATGGTTCTAATTGATAAAGAGCTTATTTTCTTCTCAAGTTCATTCGACATATTGTTGAAATCTTCTTTTGATAAACAACATTTATTTGATATTATTTTATATAAATATTCTTGTGCTACTTTATTTATAGAATAATAAAATGGTTGATGACTTATAAATTTATTAATATAACCATTGTAATTAGCATTTTTCCCGTAGCAATGGTAGAAGATATTTTCGGTTGTACTGTTATCAAAAATCGTAATAATATTATCAAAATCAAACTTATTACTATAGTTCGATTTCTCATATAAATGTTCGTCTATATGAGCTCCTAATACATTCAATATGCGAAACAAATGTGCAGGGTCAATACGGTCAAGGTCTTCTATGATTAGGACTGTTTTATAACCAGATGATTTGATGTATTTTAATGTTTCTATAATAAGTTCTGTGTAGCCATCATGTTCGTATAACCCTCCTTTTTGTGATGTAAACCAAGATTCATATTTTTTGAATGTCGTTTGTTCTTCTTTATATTTCTTAGCAAATGTCTTCCCTTTTTCAAGAATTTTATTTAGAATTTCTCCTTTGGGCAAACAAGAAATCAAGAAACTTATTACTTCTTTTAGACTTTCCAAAGTGAATATAGAGTTTGTAATACCTTCAAAATCAATTGGATTTAATTTTCCATCTTTAGCCAATTGAAAAAGTATATCTCGTTTTATGTATTCGAAAATATCCTGGTTGTCTGCAATCGAATAATTGATAGGGTATAAGGTTATAAAATAATAATCATCTTTATAGAGTTTCTTGAATTCATTAAGAAAGAATGTCTTCCCATCTCCAAATTTTGCAGAGAAGATAGTACGTTCATTTATTTCAAGATGAGATTTGAAATCAGATAATTCTTTGTCTATTGGTATGAGTTCCATAATATTAAGATTAAATTGTTTCAGTAAAATTATATATAAAAATTGGATTCTGAAAGTAAGATTAATAAACTGTAAACCTTTTATACCATAAAACAAATTCTATATAATCAATCAATTAAAATCAACAAATTATGAATCTAAATGAACTAAGAGATAAAGCCTACCGTAACGCAGTTGCCCACGGATGGCACGAAGAAAACCTAAGTGATGAACATTTCCTCTGTCTGGTCATATCCGAACTGATGGAAGCGGTGGAAGCTGACCGCAAAGGAAAACATGCTGATACCAAAAAGTTCAATCAGGAAATGGATTACTACATACACGAGATGAAGCTGTATGGAGAAAACTATGATAAAGCCTATCGTGATACGTTTGAATATTATCTTAAAGATAGTGTGGAGGATGAACTTGCCGACGCCTGCATCCGGTTGTTGGATTTGGCAGGATTGAGAGGGTATGATTTGGACAAATTGGACTACGAAGGAAGCGATACAGTGGACTATTCCGAAATGGATTTTACGGAATCCATGTACAGAATATGTGTGTATGTAACTGACGGATTCTACAACGAATATTATGACACTCTTCTGAATGAGATATTCGCTTTCTGCAAAGACAGAAGTATAGACATCTTCTGGTTTATCAATCAGAAGATGAAGTACAATGAACTACGCCCATATAAGCACGGAGATAAAAGCTACTGACCATGAAACACATATTCTACGCCTTAATCATTCTGCAAGCCCTGTACGAGCTTGTGAAGCTGTTTAGATGTAAATCCCTTTACCGGCATGTGAAAGTATTCCAGAAGCTGGATAAGGCATCAAAAAAATGGTATCTGATGGCGCATCCGTGGTTTCATGTTGCGCTGCTTATAGATACTATCGGGATTTTACTTTTGGGTATAGGATTGTTTTCAAGTCAATGGGTGTGTTTCCTCATTATCTTGGCCATGAGTTTTAGTCAGATCCAAAAGCTAGGAGCATGGGCGGTATTTCTGGACAGCCTGATTACGGTCATCATCTACGTATTTGCCATCCTTAACGCATATCATTTGTCATAAAACAAAAAAAGGGAGCCAGCCCACACGATTAGAAGCCAACTCCCACACACGATTATGATGCAAATATACTAATTCATTCTAAAACTATCGAACTATGACAAAAGAATTTTCATCAATCGTGGAGTTGAAATCTATACGTGAACAGAAATCAAGATTATCGGAAAGAGAGCAGGAGCTTTCGTTACCAGTCCTGACTGATCTGTCGCTTATTCCGGAGATTTACGGCTGGTTCAAGGAGATCCTTTCCGGGATGGACTGCCCTCCCAATCCTGAGAGCGTTACTCAGCGGAAGAAGTTCCTCTTCATCGTTCTGTTCCTGTTCGCCCCCAGCGTGCTGGCCGGCGGACGGCTGCCGAACGGTATCCGGGCAGAAATTTCCGGTGTGTTCCCGGATGTCTCCCCATGTGTAATATCGAACAATATCGCCGATGTTTCCTTTATTTACCAGCAATATAAGGATTTCAGGCAGGATATAGAGTATCTTTACAATCAGATTTTAGAAAGGTTGAAAGTCAAAGAACTGATCAAGTAACAGAATGTTTTTAATGGGGATAAAGTCCCTTTGTTTGAATTTTTATGTCTAACAAATTTAAATTTTAAAGGCCGAGTCAGAAGAAGAACAAAATCAGGTTGGGAAATAGCTCGACAAGCCGACAGATTAGCTCAACAGCGTTATGGAAGTAACTTTGACAATCCTAATAATCTTGTAAATAGGATTGCAGGCAGGTATCTTGGAAACTTCAATAGAAATGGAACCAGTTGGAATACACAAGTTTCAAAACGTATTTACATGGGACTTAATGATGGGTAATTAGTAAAAGAACTAATCGAGTAAAAAAGCCGGAAGCATAAAGCTCCGGCTTTTTGTTTACATTCTAAAATTTTTACCGCGTCCAATTCTTTCAAGGTATGTATCTGAAGATTCTGTGGGTAAACAGATCGGAATGTTAAAACGAACTTTAGATATGGTGGAATTCTGTGCAGTAGATTCTGATGAAACTCCTGCATTTATAATTTTAGCAATTCCAATTCCTGACTTTTCACCTGAATTTTCAGTAACAGATAGAGCTATATCCATATCTATATGCTGAACTCGTGGAGCTGGAATATAATAACCTGATTTAGGAGGTAATGCATATTCATTATCAGAGCCTCTATAGCAATCAGGATTAATTAAGACATTCTGGTCTTTGTATTTCTTTTGCACTTCTAACACTCCATCTATAATTTGGCTAATAGTTTCAGTAATAAATTCTTTAAGTTCCATAATTATTTTCCTTTTTCTATTTTTATTTTATACAATAAACCCCGAACTACGAAGAACGGGGCTGAAATAGTTATTTATAGATGTAATTATATCTTAGCTCGGATTTGTTATCCTTGTAACTATATGAAACACATATTTTATTTATAGTGCCATCTTCATTATAAAAATAGTCATAATATGTCCAAGAATCTGAATATGATTCCTTTTTCGATTTTCTTTGAATACGACCTGAAGAGTCATACTGGTATTCATATTTTTGCTCTATTGATTCTTTTCCAGTATCCCCATTTATATAAGTTTCCTGAAGTAAATTATCATGTGAATCATATTCAAAAATGAAGCTACCAAACAGAGAGCCATCATCAATATTTGTTTTTTCTATATAGATATTTTTCCCTTCATACCTATATTCGCTTATATAGCCAAAATTGTTGCTAACCCAAATGTCTTTTTCTACTGTTTTTATCAATCTTTTTTGACTATCATATTCGTATGTCCATTCTTCATTCAGGTTTCCATCGTCATCATATACCAGCATGCGTGACACGGAGTCAATGTTGTTATATTCATATTTACGTTTTTTTTCAAACAAAGTAAACGTATATTCGTTCATTTCCACTACACGCTTTTTGTCGTCGTATTCATATTTGTAATTGCAATCGATCCTACCATCCAATAAAGCGTTATAGTAGTTGGTGGTTTTTTCTTGCAATGTTCCGTCTGGATTATAGATATACTGTTCGTAAAGTTCTCCATATTCATTTATCTCTCCAAATTTCTTTTCATGTTCGTTTATTACAATTTCAGACAGAACTTTATTTCCATTATTTCCTCCGGGTTCTCCATCACCATCGCTACTGCACCCCACAAAACACAAAGCCACCAGTATAGGCAAAATAAATAACATTTTCTTCATTTTACTTTGGTTTTATTGATTAAACATCCATTTCCAATAACTTTCTTAAATCCTCAAACGAGTGAACTTCATAAATAGTTCCTTTTACTTTTACAAAGCCGTTCACTTCGGAATCAGGTGTATTTCTTACAAATAGCTCCGAAATATCCACCTCTAAAGCATTTGCAATACGTTCTAAAGATTGTAATTGCGGATAATCACCTCTTAATGTCTTATTAAGACTAATATCAGATATACCCATCTTATCAGCCAAATCTTTTTGAGTAAGACCCTTAGACTGGCAAAGTTCTTTTATCCTTGTTCTAAAATCCATAATACTACATAGTTTTATTGCACAAATATAGGTGTTTATACTATATAATACAATAAAGAGTGAAAAATAAATCCAAGTAGTTTTATTATTAACATAAATTAAGTATGCAAATATTGCGTAATTAAACTATATAGTATTACTTTGTGCTATCAAATAAAACGAAGTAGTATAATTTTTAATACGCACGATTATGAAAGAGTATCAAGACGCAACTGTTGAATGTAAAAAAAATAATATGCAACCCATGTGCATTAGATGAGTACGAAGTCACTATAAGGCCTACTAATGGTAAGCCTGAATATGTAACATACACTTATGGTAGTCTATTTGAGAGCAATGAATCTATCTGTGATAGAATTTATCGTCAATGGATAAAAGAGAGTAAGTGATAAGTTTAACCAGCAGGGCGAAAGCCCTGCAATTACACACGATTATTAATTTTTAATACACACGATTATGAAGACATTAAAAGAACAAGTAGAAGAAATCAAGAACATGAAAGGTTCTAAGTCAGCAAAGAAAGCAGCTTTCGTCAAGTTGGGTTTGAGAAAGTACGAAGTTGAACTTCTTATGTCTGAACTGCCTAAGACTATCAGAGAAACGCACAAGTTTACTTTTGGCGTTGAGATTGAATGCCTGGTAGCTGCAAACCTTATGCGTGAATGTGCTACAAGAAATGAAATGCCTTTTCGCTATGAGGGCTACAACCACACAGACAACAACCACTACTACAAGTTTGTATCTGATTCTTCTATTAGAGGTGAAAATCCTATAGAATGTGTTTCACCGGTTCTTACTGGTAAGGCAGGTATGAAAAGCCTAGAAACCTGCTGCAAAGCTTTAAATGAGGCAGGTGCACAAGTGAATATATCTACTGGTTTACACGTTCACATAGGGGCTGCAAGCCTCTCAGATGAAGCTTATATCAATGTTTTCAAGAACTATCAGAAGCTAGAGAGAGTGATTGATACTTTCATGGCACGATCAAGACGAGCAAACAACAGTCAGTGGTGCAGAACACTTCAAGGTTTAAGCTTTGAATGTTGCATTACTAAGCATGATGTTCTAAGTATTATGAGAGGTAATAGATATTTTAAGGTTAATGCCTGCTCTTATGCTCGTCACAACACGATAGAGTTCAGGCAGCATCAAGGTTCTACAGATTTCGAGAAAATTTCTAACTGGGTGAATTTCTGTGCTAAGCTAGTAGCTTGGTCTAAGAAGAACGTACTAAGTTCAGAGGTTTTTTCAATTGCAGAAATACCTTTCTTGACAGCGAAAGAAAAGTCATTCTTTAAATCACGTGCTGAGGTTCTTGCATGAACCTCACACGATATAATTTGCTTGATATGTGCTGTATTATTTATAAACCAAAAGGTGTCCAGATGCCAACGCTGGACATCTTAAATAAGGTTCAGAGAATCAATCATCATGGTTATGGCTTTGTTTCTTCTAAGCATAGATATAAGACTATGGATTATCAAAAGTTTTTAGTTCATCTTTCAAAGGTGGGTATTGAAGAAGAATGTATCATTCACATGAGGTGGGCAACACATGGTTCTAAGTGTAGAAAGAACTGTCACCCGTTTGTCGAGAATGGCGTTTATTTTGCTCACAATGGTGTTTTGCCTATTCAGTCAGTAAACGATATGACAGATAGCGAAATCTTCTTCAGAAATCAAGTTTACCCTCTTGTAATGAAATATGGGTATGAAGCAAAGGTAACAGAATCCATGATGATGGCTGTCGCTGGCAGTTCTAAATTCGCCATGATGTACAAAGGCAAAGTAAAGCTATATGGTGATTATACGAAATTGAACGGTGTATATTATTCTAATTTAAGATGGCTATGAAAAGAAAATATTTTGACACTAAACAAGCCGCTGTCAAAACTAAGAATAAGCGTTCTAAAAATGGAGAACAAGGCTTGCATGTATTTAAAATGCCAAAAGGATCAAGAAAAAATGGAAAATTTGTCGTATGCACTGAGATTGAATATTTGAATACATACTAATCGGTAGTCTTTGTGACTGCCTTAATTTAAGATGGTTATGAAAAGAGAAAAATTAAAGGTTAAAGCATCAGATGTAAGAAGCATAAAAATGAGCGTAAATCCGCCTAAAGTGGTTGTGGATGCAGGGTATAGAGTGATTCATGACGGTGAAATAAAATGCTGGGTAGGTATAGGCTGGTTGACCGAAGGCAGAGCGTCAAAGAGTGACTATTATAAGATACCAGAGGTTGTAAACGGATAATTTAAGATAGCTATGAGAAATGTAGATATTGACGTAATGCGAGAGATTTTAGAAGAGCATGGAATTTTAGTGAATGAAGATGTTGCTAAATCCATAACAGAGGATTTTGTATGCCATTTAGAAGTATGTAGAGAAATGGATGTATCACAATTTAGAGGATGTAATACCGAATCTGATACAGAGAAAATCATGCGATTAGAAGCAGAACTGAAGAAGGTTAAAAGAGAGCTTTCAAAGGCATCTACAGAGAATGAAGTCTATAGAGATAATGTTATGAAAAGACATAACGCATCGTCTGTATGGATTGAAGATGGAGTGATAAATATATAGTTATGGGGTATGAACGAGAAAGAAATCCTGCAAGAAATAATCGAGTGGCTGGGTAATGATACCAGCTACTTGTCTACAAGAACAGACTATGGCCGGGGTTATAAAAACGGCATAGAGCGTGCAAAGGCAATAGTCGAGGAAATAATCAGTGAACATGATCCTGATTTATTAGCAAACAATTAGCTAATTGTTTCGTATGTGTTGAATCGTTGTTTAGAATTGTCTTCATAATTAGGTATCTTTGTATAGATGCCATCGCGGGTTAGAGCAGTGGTCAGCTCGTCACTTTGACTTGGTGAAGGCCGGTGGTTCGAATCCACCACCCGCAACGAAATATTAACTTATAAATTTTACACGATTATGGAAATACTTACGCTTATCATCAAACAGAAGTTCTTTGACGAAATCTTGTCAGGTAAGAAAACTCAAGAGTTCAGAGAGATTAGACCTACAACTCAGAAGAAATACTGCCAACTGGATGCCGATGGTTATTGTGTCGAAATAGACGGCATTTTACAGCCCCGACACTATGATGCTATTCAGTTCTTTGTAGGCTACAATAAAGACAGATCCAGTGCATTGGTTGAAGTCAAAGACGCAAAGATCGAATTGTTTGAAGATGAGAATCACAATTTAATTGAGTACACCTATCAGGGCGAAATATACTTGGCCGCACAGGTCGTTTATGACCTTGGCCGAGTGATAGAAAAGCATGTTTAACCCTTTAAAACTTGTTGTTGAGTCAGAACAAACAGAAGTACATTTTCAACGAGTAACTACCGTGGGGGCCGTACTGGATTGACAGACCCTAACACCGGTAGAACTTCACAGGGTGGGAGATATATTACCCGCCGGCAGCAGTATTATAACGTCCGCACAGGACTTGGTATGAGTGGCGGATAATGACACTGCAAGAGAGAACATACAGCTATATTGACCTCGTCAGACAAAAGACTGACGGGGTTTTGCTGTTTCTGTCCTTGGGTAAGGATTCTTTAGTATTACTGGATATGATCTATCCGAAGTTTGAAAGGATAGTCTGCGTGTTCATGTACTTTGTTAAAGGTTTAGCGCACATCGAAAGATGGGTTGGATGGGTAAAAGCTAAATATCCGAAGATAGAGTTTGTTCAGGTGCCCCACTGGAACCTTACTTACATTCTTCGTGGTGGGATGTATTGCGTGCCAAACCCGAAAGTAAAGCTTCTGAAACTGGCCGATGTGGTGAAGGCCATGCAACTCAAATACGGCCTTTACTACACGTTCTTGGGTATGAAGAAGGCCGACGGCATGAACCGTCGTCTTATGCTGAAAGGCTATGAAGTCAACGGATACGAGAACAACAGTATGTGCTATCCTTTGGCAGATTGGACGCAGAAAGACATCCTGTCCTACATGAAGCAGAACGGGCTGCCGGAGCCTGTCCGGTATTCGCTGAAGGCCAGTTCGGGTGTAGGGTTCAATTTGGATTGTATGTTATGGCTGGAGAAGAACTACCCGCAGGACTTACAGAAAATTTACAAGGTGTTCCCAATGGCTGAAAGAATTCTTTGGGAACATAAACAAAAGCAATAGGTATGGAACTGAGCAAATACATAAAGAGTGAATCGGTGGAACTTAACCGTTCCGCCATTCATTTTGCAGATTATAACCCCAGGAAACTTTCTGAGGAAGCCCGAAAGACGTTAAAACGGGGTATCAAGAAGTTCGGGCTGGTTGGAGGTATCGTAGTCAACAAGCGGACTGGCCTTACTGTCGTGTCCGGCCACCAGCGCCTGACGGTTATGGATGAGCTCCAGAAATTCCCGGAAAACGATTATAGAATCCGTGTCGATGTGATTGACGTGGATGAGAAGCAGGAAAAAGAGTTGAATATCCTGATGAACAACCCGAACGCACAAGGAGCTTGGGACTATGACGCTTTGGCTCGATTAGTTCCGGACATTGATTACCAGGATGCAGGTCTGACTGCCGCCGATCTGAATATGATTGGCTGTGATTTTCTTCTCCAGACAGAAGAAGAAAGTTCTATCGCGGAAGCTTTGGAGGATATGATGGCACCGGTAACGGAGCAGAAAGAAGCCGAGAAAGCCGCCAAGCAGATGGAAAGAGCCGAGAAGGTGGCCCACATGAAGGAAGTCAAGCAGCAGGTGAAAGATGCAGCCCAGAAGCAGGCACAAGATATGGACGCTTATCTCATGCTTTCCTTCGATACGTTTGAAGCTAAGGCAGCTTTTTGTGAAAGATTTGGATATGATCCATATTCCAAGTTCATCAAGGGTGAGGTATTCGATGAACAGGTAGAAAGAATTGAATGAGAAATTAAAACAAGGAGGGATGCCGAGTTAGAAGGAAAACTTATAGCCAGTTGTATCAACAGTCAAGACGAATAATGTATAACGCTGGAAGGCAATACGGGCTTGGTACAGATAGGCAAAGAAGTATAAGAGACAGAACGAGGTCTATAATGGAAAGATATGCAGCGAGAATAGACAGTTATTTCTCAAAAAGAGGAATTGATGTTTATGGCAATAAGCCTGTTTCTCGCCGTATTTATATGGGTAACAATAATGGATGAATATGGTGGGAGATTTTATCCTTTTGCTAAAGAGGCTTATAAAGCAGAATTTCTTTTGTGTCCATCATTACGTTTGGAAAGGACCTTTAGACTTCCGCTATGAAATCTGTGATAAGTGTGGAAAATTAAAAAAGAGTTGAATGAAAGCATCAGAAGAATTTGGAGAAATTATTGACAGGATAGACAACCTGTTAGGAGCATTGGGGTTACCTATGCAAGCGGAGTTTCATGTAAATCAGATGAAGCATGAGCTCAGTGAAATATCGGATAAATTGAAACGAATATACGTCGAAGAAGAGGGTGAAAACCCTTGGGAGGAATAAATTATGAGCAATAGTGAATCTCAACATAAGAAACACGCAGGAGGGCGAAAGCCTAAATTTGACTACAAGAGTGAGGAGTTTCTCTCTCAAGTGGAAACGTATGCCAAGAAGGGATTCACGGACAAAGAAATCGCTTTTGCTTTAGGACTATGCCCTCAAACATTCAGTGAAAAGAAGAGTGAGCACTGCGAATTAAGCGAAGTATTAGCGCGCGGGCGTGCAACCATCACCGCTGCTGTGCGTGCGAAGTTCCTTGCTATGGCTTTGGGCGGTATCAAGACCAAGAGTACTGTAGTCAGGAAGTTGAAAGACCAGGACGGTAATCTTACCGGCGAAGAAGAGCTTCAGGTAAGTGAAAGCGAGCTGGCTCCAAACCTTCAGGCCATGTCAGTCTGGCTGTACCATCATGATGAGGAGTGGAGAAAGGTTGAACGTCGCCAGGATGAAGACGCTGATATTCCAAAGGACATTGATCATGGTATCAGTATTGACTCATGGATTAAAGACAAGCTGAAATGATTGTTCCTCAAGAAATATATCATCCGTTATACACCGATTGTGAGAAGTTTATCATCCTTATCACCGGTGGCCGTGGATCGGGAAAGAGTTTCAACGCTTCTACCTTCATTGAGCGTTTGACGTTCGAAATGACTCCGGTGGAGAAGATTGTCCACCAGATCCTTTATACACGTTACACGATGGTATCTGCCGGCATGTCTATCATTCCGGAAATGATGGAAAAGATAGAGCTGGACGGAACCACGAAGTATTTCAAGACCACCAAGACGGACATCGTAAACCGGATGACTGGCAGTCGTATCATGTTCAGAGGTATCAAGACTTCTTCCGGAAATCAGACTGCCAAGCTGAAATCCATTCAGGGTATCACGACATTTGTCTGCGATGAAGCGGAGGAATGGACCAGTGAGGAAGAGTTTGACAAGATTATGCTCTCCATCCGTAAGAAGGGAATCCAAAACCGCATTATCATTATTATGAATCCCTGTGATTCGAACCATTTCATCTACAAGAAATACATCGAAAATACCCACCGACTGGTGGAGATTGACGGTGCTCAGGTTCAAATCTCAACTCATCCCAATGTTCTTCACATCCATACGACGTACTTCGACAATATCGAGAACCTTTCTCCTGAGTTCCTGAGAGAAGTCAAGGAGATGAAAGAGAAGAATCCGGAAAAATACGCTCATGTGGTTATCGGACGATGGGCAGACGTGGCTGAGGGTGCCGTGTTCAAGAAATGGGGTATCGTAGATGAGTTCCCAATGTGGTGCAAGAAGGTGGCTATCGGGCTGGATTTCGGTTATACCAATGATCCTACAGCAGCTATCCGGTGCGGAATCATAGACAATGCACTATATCTGGATGAAATAGATTATAGAACTGGATTATTATCTGGGGATATTATAAAAACCTTGCGGCCTTGGAATCTGAGAGTGATTGCCGACAGTGCAGACCCGCGACTCATTCAGGAAATCCATAACGGAGGTATCAAGATTTATCCAGTAGAGAAAGGACAAGGTTCTGTCAATGCCGGTATAGACAAGATGCAGGGTATGGAAATTTTCATTACTAAACATTCTTATAACCTTCAACGGGAGTTCAGAAATTATGTATGGGCCAAGGATAAGGATGGAAACTATATCAACGAGCCAGAAAATCACGATAACCACGGTATTGATGCTGCTCGTTACTATGTGCTGGGAGAACTTCTCGGCAGGATTATGAAACCGAAAGACATTTCAGGAGTATTTGGACATTAAACTTTGAAATATGACTTTAGAAGAAATTTTAGCTATGCCGGAAGTAGAGAGAAAAATCTACTATCTGAAGAAAGGACGAAAGACCGAGCAACCAAACGCTCACGCCCTTTACAACGACTGGAATCCGAACAAGCACGAGATAGTGATTGATGAGGAAAAATATCCGAAAATCAAAATCACTACCCAGCCTGAGAAACGGATTACAGACCCGACAACCGGGAAAGAATATGTGGAACCGGCGGTAAGGAAAGAAGTTGATCCGAATAGAATTGCCCTTCCTATCGAGCAGGATATAGTGAACATTCAGACTGCCTTCACAGTCGGAACAGAACCGGTTCTTGACTGCCAGCCGGACCAGTCGGAAGAAAGTCTTCTTTCTGCCTTGAAGCAGGTATTCAAGAAGAATAAACTGAAATACCAGAACAAGAAGGTCGTGCGTGCATGGTTGGCCGAGCAGGAAGTGGCCGAGTACTGGTATGTAGTGAAAGATGATGGTTTCTGGGCCAAGCTCAAGCGCAAGATTTCAGGAATCTTCGGCAAGTCAAAGCCTGAATACCGTCTGAAGAGTGCCATCTGGTCACCATTTCGAGGTGACAAGCTCTACCCTTTCTTCAACGATCAGGGGGATTTAGTAGCTCTCTCTCGTGAATACAAGAAGAAAGACTTGAATGATGTAGAAATCACCTGTTTTATGACCATCACCAAGGATATGGTTTACCAGTGGGAACTGACGAGCAACTGGGTCGACAAGGGTTCTTTCGCACATGGGTTCAAGAAAATGCCGGTGATCTACATGTATCGTCCGGAAGCTTATTGCGAGAAGATAAAATCTTTACGTGTAAGACTGGAGAAGCTTCTTTCTAGTTATGCGGACTGCATCGACTATCATTTTTTCCCGATCCTTATGTTGTTTGGGAATGTGGAGAATTTCTCCGGTGAGTTCAAGAATCGGGTGGTCGAGCTGACCGGGGAGGGAGCAAATGCCCAGTACCTTACCTGGTCACAGGTGCCTGACACCATCAAGTTCGAGGTAGAAACCTTGTTAAGTCAGATTTACGGACTGACCAATACTCCCAGAATATCATTTGACTCCCTGAAGGGTACAGGTAATGCTGTATCCGGTGTGACTTTTGACTATGTGTTCATGTCTACCCACCTGAATGTGGAGAATCTGAATGAAACAGTAGGGGAGTTCATGCAACGGCGTGTGAACTTTCTTGTTTCTGCCTTGGGTTCCGTGAATTCAACTCTTGAAACAGCCTCTGAAACCATCGATGTGGACGTGCAAATGCAGCCGTATAAGTTGGAGGACATCAAGGATAAGATTGACACTGCTATTAAGGCTAAGGACGGTGAAATCTGGTCACAACAGCGGGCCATCACCTTTGTAGGGAACGTGGATTCGGTTTTGGATGAGATTGAAGCCATCAAGGAAGAGCAGGCAGAGAAGCAGAAGAACGACATTGAGAAACAGAAACAGCTTTCCTCTCTCAAAAGTGCTAGTAGCAAATCTGAAGAATAGAACAATTCAGTCAGAAAAATTACGGGGCATATATAAAACAGACAGAAAAAATCTAAAATATTGACTAATTAAATAGCGGTATCTTTCGTGGTACCGCTATTTTTTATGTAATTGCTTTGTTTTTAGTACCAAATTTAGTACCTTTGCATAAAACGAAAACACAATGGGGTCAAAAGAGAAATTGATAGAACGGTTCAAGAAGCTGCCAAAGGATTTTACCTTTGAAGAAACCCTTTCTTTACTTAGTTACTTCGGCTATACCAAGCATAACAAAGGGGCCACTTCCGGTTCCCGTATCCGTTTCAAGAACGAAGAAACCGGGCAATACATAGACATACATCGTCCACACCCTGGAAGTATAATGAAAGCGTGGATGATGAAAGCGATTTATCAACATTTGAAAAATAACGGTTTAATATAAAGGACTATGGATTATTTGGAATACAAAGGTTACAAGGGTTCTGTGGAATACAGCAAAGAGGATAATTGCCTTTGCGGTAAAGTACAAGGAATGGGCAACAAAGCCTTGATTCTTTATGAAGGGACTACCATTGACGAACTCCGAAAGGATTTTGAAGAAGGGATTGACAGCTATCTCGAAGGATGTAAAGCGGATGGTGTTGAGCCGGTAAAACCGTTTAGCGGAAAACTCAACCTACGTATGACTTCTGAGCTTCATGCACGTGTGGCTGCATTTGCCGCAAGTACAGGAATGACCATTAATGATTTCATCAACAAGGCCATTGTCAATGAATTGGAACATGATTGTATCACTTTAAAAAGAAATTAAAATGAAAGTTAAAATTGGAGATTACAATTTACTAGAATCAATTACTATTATTCAAATGCATAATTCACCTATATATTGTGAATTAGAAGATAAAATAGAAGGTGATGTACATTTAGAGATTGATTTTAAAGAGGATAGAAATGAACCTCGTCCATATACAAATATTAAAGCGCAAGATAATTATAAATTGCTTATTACTATTTATAATCAAAAAGACAATGGTGGAAACTTGGAATTGATCAAAATAGGAACTTATATGAGGAAGTATGAATTATACATAAATATTCGTATTGTAGATATTCATGATGATACTCATACTATTATCTTAAATTTATATACTAAGGAGATGGAGGGATAATTATGGTTGAGGAACAGAATAATAGGTTTATATCCGGAACATATTCAAATGTTAAAAGTAGTCTTATAGAGATTACCGAAGATAAGTTAAATATTATTGTAAATAAATATTCTAATCAACTCAGAAAGACTAGAGATTGGGTAGGTTATAGTGGCATTTTAGTAACAATCCTACTATCATTACTAACGTGTGATTTTAATAATAATTTTTTAGGTATATCTAGTGATATTTGGTATGCTTTGTTTGTGATAGGTTTTATTGTTTCTGCTTTCTTGCTTTTAATATCCATTTATAATGCTGTTAGATTTAGAAATATATCAGAGAAAATGATTAAAGAAATAAAAAACGAAGATAATTAAGTATTTCAGCGTGATTATTCCAGTAGTCACGCTTCCTTTTTGTCTAAAAACGAACATTCTCCCAATTGTTTCGTATCGTTAACCTCAAAATTTCCCCTTCCCTTTTTATATAAGTAAATTTACCGTATGAAATTATTAATCAAACTCATACGGTATGACAATCTTTGAACAAATCTTGGCAGGACTGCAACAGAAATTCTCTGGGGTGGACACTGCTACACTCACCCGTATCGCCACAAAGAAGGCTGAGGGTGTAACGGACGAAACGAAGGTAAACTCTATTGTTGAGGGTATCTCATTTCAGGACGTGATGCAAAATTATGGTGATTTCCGTGCAGGACAGGCGCAGACTTCCGCTGTTTCAAACTACGAGAAGAAGCATGGACTGAAAGACGGGAAACCAATCGAGAATCCGAAACCAGAACCACCGAAACCAAACGACCCTCCAAAGCCGCAGGAAACGGACATCGCAAAGATGATTGCCGATGGCATCGCCGCCGGTATCAAGCCGTTTGCCGACAAGCTGGCCAAAATGGAGGAAAATGAAGCGCAGGCGCAGCGCAATTCTCAGATTTCAGCAGTGGCGAAGAAGTATGGTATTCCCGAATTTATGCTGAAAGACCGCAACATTCCTGAAAACACGGACTTGGATACTTATTTCAAGGACATGAAGCAGGATATGTCTAACAACGGGTTTCAGTTCTCCAAAGCTCCTGAAACTGCCGAACAGAAGCAGGAGAAGGAAGCGAGCGAGTTCGCCAAAATGATTGAGGCGGACACAAAATCTATTGTCGAACAACAAAACAAGTAATTTATGTCAGCAGGATTTAAGTACAACATTGAGCCTGAGCCGTCCATCGAGGAACGCTATGACGTTTCCACCGGTGTAAGACGTAGAGGCCCTTACAAGCTGGAGACGACCAACCTTGTTGCTGGTTCATTTCTTCCATCCTTCACTCCGATTGCCGCTGATTTGGTAAAGAAAACCGCTCAGGTGGCCATCCGTGTAGAAGTCTATGAAAAGTTTACCACTGGTTCCAATACCACTTTGAAGATCAAGACAAACTCTTTGGCTTATGTGGGTATGCATCTAGGTAATGGTTCTCATGGAGCTACCATCAATAGTATTGACAAATCAAACAAAGCTTTCGATAAGTTGACGCTGGCCGCCGACTTTGGTGAAACATTGGAAGCCGGTACTGTACTCTATGAAGCGACAGCTGTAGATGGTACTACCCCGAAGGTTATTGCCAACTCAGCCTTGTACGGAAGAGTACAAGTTGAAGAAGGCATCGTATTAGTTGCCCTTTTGATGCGAGCTTTTGAAATCGAGCCAACAAAGTTGGTTATGCCTTTCTCTGATATTGATAAAGCTAATATGCCGCATTTCCAGTTCAACGCTGCTGGTGTGCAATCACCGGCTGGTGTTTCGTATGAACTGCCAGAAGCATCTGATTCTGTAATGGGAGGTATTCAATTAGGATTTTCTCAAAGCGGAAAGAAATATCCAGTAGCATTGGAAGGTGGTAAAGCTTATGTTGAAGTTCCTTGGACTGATAATAACACTACCTATCAGGCAGCTAACTCAAGCACTTTAGGATTGGTAAAGCAAGGTACAAAAGTAGATGATGCAGCAGGTGGTGATGAAAAAGACAAAATCAACGCTCTTCTCGCATCATTAAGAGCAGCTGGTATTATCGCAAGCAAATAAAGAAAGGAGGACTAATATATGATGCTAACCATTCATACACTTTTCAATGACCCGAACATCGTGAACGCAGTCATTCAGCGCGTCCTTCAGACACGTAAGGATGCTATCTATTGGCAGCAGTATCTCACGTTCCGCCGCACAACAACCCGTGTATTCAAGGACTACATCGGTACGGTAACAGGAGTTATGGCAGGTTCCATCAACTCACGCTATGGTGCTAAGCCTATCCGTGAGCGTAGGGAAATCGACTCGGGGTATGGTGAAATCGCCTACTTGGGCGACCGCTACCAAATCTCCATTGACCGCCTTAGCGACTTGCAGGACTTGGTGGACAAGTACAACGCCGCCAAGACAGCCGACCAGGTGCAGGCTATGCGTGAAATCGTGGACTTCATCTACGACGATTACCGCCAGGCACTCCTTGCCGCCCACAAGCGCATGGACATCGTGGTAGGCTCGTTGCTGATGACCGGAAAAGCTACGGTGAAGAACAAGGACGACAATGCCACCGGAGTGGACTTGCTGAATATCGAACTCCCGTTCAAGGTCATCACTCCAACTTCTGGTGACAAGACGAACTTCATCACCTACCTGCAACAGCAAATCAATGCGTTGGCTCCGGACTACGGCGTGTTCCCGAAGATGATTATGTCCCGTGGTACGTTTGTCAAGAACATCATCGGCTCGGCAGAGTTCGGCGACAAGTTTAAGATGCAGCTTTCCGGCAATGAGATGTACCTCTCCACCGGATTGATTACATCGCAGCTGGCATCGCAGGTGTTCAACAGGCATCGGGCTTCCGGCCATCGAAATCAAGGAAGACTACGTGAAAGACCAGACGGGAAAGAACGTGGCCATCTATGCCGACGACCGCATCACCCTCTTGCCGCAAGACCGTATTGGCTACATGCGTTGGCACACTCCGTATGAAGCCACAGACCCGACGCCCGGACGCAACTATTCCGGTACGGACGATGACAGGACTGGTTCAAACGGAGGTATGCTGATTTGTGGCTACAAGGACGACAACGGACGTTATCTTGAATACACTGCAGAGTGGATTCCACAGATCACAAATCCGAACTTGATTGTTAACTTCGATTTGACAACAATGAACGCATGATAGCAAAAGACTACATATCACAGAAGTTTCAGACCTTCGGCATTAATTTGTCGGAGGCTGACCTTTTGGAGATAAGTCTGTCTTCAGAGATAAGCGGAGAGGATGAGATGGACCAGTCAAACATCGGTTTCGTGTCGGTAGCTATGGCGAAGTTCATCCCCTCTCTATTACTTAAAGCCACTTCAATCAGCGAGAACGGTTTCTCTATGTCTTGGAATATTCAAGGTGTAAAGGAATATTACTCGTTTTTATGTAAGAAGTACGGACTTGAAGACACTCTGTCAGATAAACCTAAAGTCAGATTCCTATGATATTTGCTCCACATACATTACAAGTTAAGGTTACTACTTCGATGGAAGAAGACGAGTTCGGCCGGCCTATTCCAGAAACAGGTGGTGAAAGCTGGCAGGACGTGTGTAGGTGCCGATGCGACGACAACTCTACCAAAGAGTTTACTTCGGAGAACGGTGAAGTGTATCGACCGAATTACCACGTAGTATGTGAGAAGAAAATCTCTCTGAAGGCTGGTGATGAAGTCAGATGTATGGATGGTGAGAATGTTAGAGGAGCAGGCAAGGTTTATATGGTAAAAAATACTAACTATTTTGGATACTCAGAGATATGGCTGTAAAGTTTGATTTTTCGGATGTGGATAGCTTTTTCGAGCAAGGTTATGCAGAGGTGAAAGCTATTGAGGAAAAAGTAGGAAAGGAAGCTGTCGATTACGCTGTGAAGAATGGCAACTATCAGAACCGGACCGGAACACTCCGTAAGTCAAACAAATATTCAGTTCAAGATGACGGACTGGAGTTAAGGAATGAAGCCGAATACGCTTCGTTCGTAGAATCCAAAGGATACGAGGTCCTGACTGGTGCAGCCCTATTTGCTGAGAAACGATTGAAGGAGGAAATCAAATGAAACGAATATTCAAGTATGAATTGATTGTAGCAAACCATTCAAAATTATGCCTACCTGTAGGAGCAAAAATATTATCTGTTCAAGCACAACGAGATACTGTTTGTTTATGGGCATTAGTAGATGAATGTCAAAAAGATTTATGCTTAGTGGACATTTTTATGTATGCAACAGGGCAAAATGTTTCTGATAAAGACTTGGAAGATAAAAGATTTGCCGGGACTGTTCAACTTGATGAACTGGTTCTTCATGTATTCCTTCAGTATGAAAATAATATTCAATATTTGATTGTATGATAGTAACCACCGACATAGCGAACATACTTTACCGTGATTGCCAGTCTTTCGGCATATCCATCGTTCCCCACGGAAAGAAGTTGACGGGTGAATTGAAATCCGAAAGGATCGTCATTCACGCTAAAAAGCAGCAACCTGAAACGTACTGGAAGAAGTCTTTCGTGGAAGTGAACCTTTGTGTTCCAGACCTGAAAGAAGGTGAAGCCAACACCATCCGGCTGAACGAACTTGAAAAACAGGCTCAAAAGCTGTTTGACGGCGTAACCGGACGCTATGACGGTACCACCTATCATTATTCCATCGATACAATCGGAACTGAGGAGGACACATCCTTAAAGTGTCATTATGTGAATGTAAGAATTTTGTTTGAAGTTTTAAATGTGAAATAATATGGCAGAAGCAAAGAAAATCACAGCCGTGAATATCAAAAAACTTTTATATGGAGAAACAAGCGGGATTTCCGCGGATTTGACAGGACAGGCTTTGTACACTCTTTTGCAAGGTGACACATTGAAAGAAGTTAAAAATATTCATGGCGACACATGGACGCTTGAAGAAGCGGAAGCAAGCCGAACCAATTATAAAAATCAGCTCACGGGTCAGACCTATCGCAGTGAAAAGGAAATGGGCGACGTGACCGTCAACTTTACGATTGGTGAATACGACTATCCGACGAAGAAAGACCTTATGGGTGGTGATGTTATCAACACTGATAAAGGCTGGAAGCGTGCAAGGGGCAAGGTGAACATCGAAAAGTTGATTGTTGCCCTGACCGAAGACGACCAGTATTGCGTCATTCCCCGCGCAGATATCGGGGCTCGTGAAGCGACTACAGATAAGGCTATTGGGCTTCCGGTGAGTGCTGTAGAACTTGAGCCGAAAGACTCCGCTATCGCTCCAGAATACTGGTTTGATTCCGAAGAGGTAAAAGCTGGCATGTAATGCCTATCCGATAGGTAGAGATTATATTCCATAACAGGGGTGGGCTTTATGGCTTCACCCCCTTAATTATTTTTTTACATGAATCAAGGTGCAAAAATCATATCAGAATCCATTATTGGCGGTGATTTCAGAACGGTATTTGTTGGAGGAAAAGCTTATACTGTCTATCCGCCTACAATCTATAAGTTAGTCGGAGCTATCTCCCATCTGTCAGACGTACAAGAGGCCGAAAACTTGAAAAATGTTCTGCTCTCCTTGGGAGAAAGCGAGGCTTATTCCAAGGCATTATCCTGGCTGATTACAGGTGATGAAAGTTTGAGTGAGGAGTTAGCTAAAGGAACATATGAAGAAAATGTGAACGCATTAGATGAAGCCTTTTCCATGATTGATTCAAAGGTTTTTCTCAAAGCTGTCAGCTTGGCGAGGAACGTAAGCCTGCTGGCAGCGAAACCGAGGTTGTAGGAAATGATACTCTCTTGGGACAGATTGCGTCGTTCATGGAAAACCTGCATCTGTCATACCGGGAAGTGGTCTACGAGATATCATACAGGAATTTAGTATTAATGCAGCGCGATAAGCTCCATACCGTTACCGGGACCAAGGTTACAAAGGTGAAGGGTAAGGATATGGCTTCGCGCAGAAGAAGAAACAAGAAATAGATATGGCTCTATTAGAATGTTAAAAAGCAACAGAAACGTTACTTTTTTACGTTACAAAGTTTGCTTAATAGTAACGAAAATGTTACCTTTGCATTGTCAATTAAAAGTTCTTTGATTTATGAAGTTTTCAGAGTTTTACAAATTGATTGAGTCAGCAGGCTGGACAATCGAAAAGGGAAAGAAACATCACAAGTATGTTCATCCCGACTTTGACTACTTTATCCCTGTAGGCAGACATCCGGCCAAAGAGATACCTAAAGGTACTCTTGACAGCATGATGAAAAAGGCGGGGTTAAAGAAGTAAAAGAACAGCACCCACTTCGGTGGGTGCATTTAATTGACAAAACTTAAAATACACGATTATGAAGAAGATTCAGGCTATTATTGAAAAAGCAGATGATGGAGGAATCTCTATCTATTCTGAAGATGTAAACGGTGCGTATGGCTTTGGGCTTACAGAACAAGAAGCGAAAGAGGACTTTATTTCTGTTTTAGAGGAACAGGCAGAATATTACAAAGAAAAACATGGTGAATTTCCAAGTTGGTATAAAGCTGGCTATTCTGTGGAGTATGTGTATGACTTAAGTGGATTTTTTGAGGCATTTCCGTTCATCAATGCCAGTAAGTTCGCAAAGGAAATAGGTTTAAATGAATCTGTGATGCGAAAATATAAAGGCAAGATCGTAACAGCTTCCGAGAAACAGAAAGCATATATACAATCCAAATACAATGAAATTCTTAAAAGAATGGAACTTGTCAAGTTTTGATATTCCAGCCGTGAGGCTTTGATATAAATTAAAGAACAAATTGACAATTTGGCGCATCATTATGATGCGCCTTTTTTATTAAAACACTGAAAAACACAAATACGCAACAATAGGTTTATTGTTTGGTATTAATCATCGTAAAAACTGAATATTAATGAATTGAGGTGTAACTTCAAACATTAATATTCAGTTTATAATATATGGCTACACTTGTATTCCGCGTAAGCGCACAATATGATGAAGTTATAAGACTTCGTAATGAGATTAGTAAGCTGGAAGCCCAGTTAAAGAAGATGGACGTAAACAAATCCCCTGCAGCTGCAAAGGCTTTAGAAACACAACTGGCATCCACCCGTCAGCAGATGATGGGACTGGTAACTGAGGCGGCTAAAGCTGGCGCAGTGATGGAGAAAGACTTTAAATCCAATATTTACAATGCCTCACAATCTGTAAATGATTTTACTCAAAAAATTATTGACCAGAAAAGAGTTGTCAAAGACGTAGAACATGATGTTAAGCGGTTGGGCGATGCTTATAAAACAGCTTTAAAAAGAAATCCGACGGGAGCTGCAGGCTTATTATCAGAATACCAATCTGCAAAGAAGACTCTCGATGAAGAAAGAGCTACTTTATTTGGTTTGACTCAGCAGCAGGCTGAAGCCCGTCTTTCAGTAAAGAGACTGAAGGATGAATATGCAGCCTTTAAGGAAGAAGCAGGTGAAACGGTCGAAGCAAATGAAAAGATGTCCGTTTCCTTAACCAAAGTACTTGGTGTAATAGGTGGAGTAACTGCCTTGAAAACCTTTGCCACGGAACTTGTCAATGTACGAGGACAATTCCAGCAGCTTGAAATTGCTTTTTCAACCATGCTGAAAAGTAAGGAAAAAGCAGATAAACTGATGTCGGAACTGGTGGATATTGCCGCAAAGACACCCTTCGACCTTCAAGGGGTGGCATCATCTGCCAAACAAATGATTGCTTATGGCTCGTCAGCCGAGAATGTGGGTAATGAGCTTGTAATGTTGGGGAATGTAGCCGCCGGTGTTGGATCTCAACTCAGTGAAATTGCTTATCTCTATGGTACATTAAGGACGCAGGGTAGAGCTTATGCCACAGATATTCGTCAATTTGCAGGACGTGGTATCCCTATTTATGAAGAACTGGCAAAGGTTCTTGGTGTTACAAAGGACGAAGTTTCCGGTTTGGTCACAGCAGGTAAGGTTGGCTTTAAGGAAGTAGAACAGGCATTCAAGAACATGACCAGCGAATCCGGAATCTATTATAATTTGATGCAGGAGCAGTCAAAATCTCTTACGGGGCAGTTAAGTAATCTTGGGGATGCTTGGGACACCATGCTCAATGAAATCGGTAAGGACACACAAGGAATAGCATCCTCCGGAATATCTGCTGTGAAGGGGCTGATTGAGAACTATGAAACGGTAGGTAAGGTCTTATTGGGATTGATAGCTACTTATGGAACTTATAAAACGGCTCTAATTGTTACGAGAATTACTCAAGATGCGTTGACTGCACGTATGGAGCTTGCAATACTTGTAACTAAAGCACAGACTGTAGCGCAAAAGGCATTGAATTTGGCAATGAGCGTTAATCCGTATGCTGCGATAGCAACAGTTGTGGTAGTCACGAGTGCCGCTTTGTTAAATTATGCTAGTAATCTTGATAAATGCAAGAAGGGAATTGATGCATACAATAAATCTGTTGAGGAGGCAGCAAGGAAAGAGGCAGAGCATAAGGAAGAAATTGAAAAGCTTTTGTCAGTAGCGCAGGATGAACAGTCTTCTACTGAAGACAGAAAAGAAGCATTGATTCGTCTTGAGCAAAAATATCCAGACATATTCAAGAAATATAAAACAGAGGCAGACATGCTTCGTGATATATTGAATATAAAAAAACAAATTAATGAGGAAGATGAACGAAGAAGAAATGTTTCCGATCAAGAAGAACTAAATAGATTGAATGCGGAAATCAATAAACTGAATGAAGCCATTAAATCGGCATCGCAGTCTGGTGCTGGATTATCCATACAGTCATTGGTTAATGAAAAGAACAATCTTATTAAGCAGCGTGATCTGAAACAGGAGGAAGTTAATAAGAAACGACATGATGAAATACTCTCAGACCTTTCTGGCTATTCTAATGAGCAACTTCAAAAAGAGGTGGACGTGAGAGAACGTTTGATGAAACGTTTGGAAAATGCTCAAAAGCTAGGAAATTCTGTCAAAAATGGTAAAATATTGAATGGAATATTGCCTGGTATCAAGACCAACGAACAGTTGCAAGCCGAGAAGCAAGCTATTGAACGGGAACTGAATAATAGAGGAAAGACAAATGATGAAACAAAAAACAAAAAGTATTGGGAAGATAAAAAGAAAGAAGCTGAAGCGGCTCGTGATGCGTTAGATGTATCTGAGAAAAATTCTGAAGAATGGAATAGATATACTCAGCAGATACAAGAAGCTCAGTCCCAGATTGAAAAGTATTCTGATTCTAGCACAATTTTAAAAGACGCCGAGCGACAAAAGAAAGAGCAGCAACAGCTTGCAGAAGAACTCCTTCAGATTCGTAGGACCAATCAGCAGAACGAAATCAACCTGATGGAAGATGGGGCTGAAAAGAAGCGTAGACAGATTGAGCTGGATTACCAGAAAGAAATCGACGAAATTAAGAAGCAACGTCAAAAATGGGAAGATACACAAGGTGGAAAGCTTACGTCTGAACAGCGAGATGTATTGGGAAATCGTGCATCTAATGCCATGCAGTCACGTGAAAAAGGTCTAGCCGCAATTACAGATACTGAAAATCAGGCTGCTATTGAAGCTAACGAACGCTACCTGAAAAACTACGGCACGTTCATGCAAAAAAGACAGGCTATCACCGATGAGTACACCCGTAAAATATCAGAGGCCACTACTCAGGGAGACAAGGACATACTCCAGAAAGAAATGGAGAAGGCTCTTTCCTCCCTTGATCTTGAAAAACTGAGGCAAGGCATCAACTGGGAACTTGTCTTCGGTGACTTGGATAAGGTATCTAAAGAGTCCTTGAACAAAGTGAAGCAGCAGCTTAGAGATTTTAAGAACTCGGATGAGTATAAGAATATGGCCGTTGACCAGAAGAAGGTCATTGACGAGGCGTTGAACAACATTCAATCAACCCTTATTGACAAAGGCGGATTGCTGGCAGACTTACCTGAACAGTTAAGCGAACTGGCTAAGGCTCAGGAGGAACTGGCACAAGCTCAGGAAGAATATAATGAAGCCATGAAGAATGGTACGGATGCACAAAAGGAAGCTGCTACAAAAAAGCTGAACGATGCCCAAAAGAAACAGCAAAACGCTCAGACCAACGTTCAGAAATCAACGGACAAAACGACAAGCAACCTTATCTCTTTGTCGAATGTAATTACCCAGCTTGGTTCAAACTCTGAAATTTCCCTTTCTCAAATTGGAAACTTGGCTGGCGATGTTATTGATGTTTTTACAGAGGCAGGAAGTAAGATTGGTGGAATCATTGGAGCTGCATTTTCTCTTTTAGATGCCATTGGGACACAGGGGCTGGATGGTTTCATAGGTAACATATTCAGTAGTGTCTTTAAGTCTGTAGGTGGAATATGGGATACTCTGACTTTCGGAGGATTCAGCAAACTCTTCGGTATTGGAGGAAACGAAAAAGAGGTGCAGGATACAATCAACAGACTCACGGACAGAAACGAAAAGTTGCAGTCTGCCATCGAATCCCTTACAGAAGAAATGAAGTCCAGCAAGGGAAGTGAGAAATCCGTAGCAGAGTACAATAAAGCCATCAAGTATCAGGAGGAATACAACAAGAATGTCCTTTCAAAAGCGCAGGCCAATGCTGGCTATCACAGTAAACATCATAGCTGGGCCTATTACATGGGCTGGTCGGAAAGTGACATACAATGGATTCGGGAAAATGTCATGGCAGAGTTCACAGGTACAGATTCTTTGTGGCAGATGTCTCCGGAGCAGATGGACTTATTACGTCAGAATGTAGACTTGTGGCAGAAAATGGCCGATTCAGGGAAAGGAGGCTATGGAAATAGTGTCGTTGATGCACTAGGTGAATATGCAGATTTGGCCGGTAACCTCGAAGAACTGAAAGAGGGCCTTTTCGAACAGCTTACCGGAATAAGTTTTGATTCCATGTATGACAGTTTCATAGATACTCTCATGGATATGGATGCCTCGGCGGAAGATTTTGCGGATAACCTATCCGAATACTTTATGCGTGCCATGCTTTCAGATAAAATCGGTAACATGTACAGCCAGAAGCTGGAAGACTGGTGGAACAGATTCGGTGAAAGTATGAAGGACGGAAACCTGAGTGAGAGTGAACGTAATTCACTCCAAAACGAATATATGGGGTACGTGAATGAAGCATTGAAACTACGGGATGAACTTGCCGCAGCTACCGGATACGACAAGGCTGGCAGCAGTTCCCAGCAGTCGGCCTCCAGCCGCGGATTCGGTACGGAAATGACGCACGAGGATGCCGGAGAACTGAGCGGTCGGTTCACTGCCGTGTATGAGTCCAATCTTCGCATTGAGACAGCAGAACAGCAACAGACAGTGGCCATTACGGAACTGCGAGGTTCCATCAGTTCCTTGATAGTGCAAGCAAATGGGCTATACAACATCGCAGACGAAACACGTACCATTTTGGCTAATTCCTATTTGGAGTTGCAGCAAATCAGAGAGAATACAGAAGATTCAGCCAAATACCTGAAAGATATAAAGGCTGACATCGCCGAGGTGAAACATAATACAGCAAGACTATGA